ATGAGATTTATATCTGCCATTTTAGGGATGATACTCGCATTTATGCTGTCGGTCTTTGCTCAAATGTTAATGTACAAAATGACAGGCCGTTATTACGCTACTGAAACTGCGTCAGGCACATACAGTTACGTGCATTTTGGCATAATTTTCCTTACACCTTTTTGGGGACTGTTCTTCGGTTGGAAATATTGGAGTACCAGACATATTTCATATCTTTGGTTCTTCCCTATTTATTTATTTCTAATATATTTATTTCATTGGTACTCTGCAACTTATGCAGGTTATCCCTTTTTTTGATTATATTGATATTAAGCAACTTTCTAAACTAGAGTGAATAATAAAAAGAACCTTAATGGCTTATTTAAAAAAATTTTGTTTTATAGATAAAACAATCAAGAAAATAATATATCTACTTTAAGTATCATTCTTATAATAATTATTTTTCGGTCTATCATTAATCTATAAACTCATGATTCCTAATGCATTTTTCAAACCAAAGGGGATAGGTACAATCCAACTTTTGGGAAAGTTATATTTTCGTTTGGATTAGTAGGTTTAATTATAGCTACGGGCTCAACTTAAGCTATTGAAAAACTCCAGACGTAAAAAAACCGCTAAATTAGCGGTATTTTATCTCATCTTTAAGATGATGGTCGGAGCAGTAGGATTCGAACCTACGACCCCCTGGTCCCAAACCAGGTGCACTACCAGGCTGTGCTATGCTCCGAGTGTGGGGTGAATGATGGGGCTCGAACCCCACAGAATTAAAAATAAAAGATATAAGAATTAATAACTTAAAAAATTAGAGAATTAAAAATAGGGTTTTTTGGGATGGTTCTGTATTTTTCAGCTCTTTATGGCCATACTTTTTTAAAGATTAGAAGAACCTCGATCCCCCCATGGAAGTGGAGTAATAAGGTAATAAAAAAAAAGTACCTAAAAAAATTCAGGTACTTATAAAAAATGTAGGAAGTAATTTTTTTGTGATTTTATTTCTCGAGATTACCCTTGATATATCTGTTAATTTTTGACAAATAGTCCGGCATATCCTCAGCAATTAATTTTCCATAATGCTTATAGATCATTGAGGTATCGGTATGGCCAAGTTGCTCGGCAATCCATTCCGGAGGAACTTGGCCACTTGATAAAAGCTGGCTGGCAAACGTATGTCGTCCTTGGTTGATCCCGCGCTTCCTTACTTTGGCCTTGGTGAGATGCTTTCCCCATCTATAACGTAATTCATGATATTCAAAATGCTGGTTTCTTTCCTTGTTGAGCCATACAAACCGTAATCGCTCAACTTTATAACTGTGATTATCTCGCTGTAGAACTTCAATCAAAGTGGATCTAGCATTGCCGGTCTTTTGATACTGTAATCTCAATGCATCAAGTGCCGGTTGCAATAATTTAATCTCCCGCTTTCTCCTTCTATTTTTCGTTACCCGATATACACCTCTTACATAAGATCGATTTATTTTGATTGTTCCTTTATCGAGATCTATGTCCTCCCAAGCAATAGGAATTTGCTCTGACATTGATAAGCCAGTCCAAAACAAACACGGTAATAAGTTTTCGATATCCAGATCTGTTTCAGTACCTAAAACCTTACTAATCTCTGCTTTCGTAAATGGATCTGGTTCTGGAGTATCTGCTTGATGAATAGTTATATTCTGAAATGGATCAAAGGCAATCTTATTATCATCTCTCCAGACAGCGTGAATTTGTGAGAACCTGGTGACGATCTCCCGGATAGTTTTACTGCTATAAGTCTCTTTTAAGAGTTTGATCCACTTTTTAACCTGTTTAGTCTCAATTTCTTCCGGATGCAATTTTCCCCATTTCGGATTAATGTGATTTTTTACATGGCTTTCATAAGCAGCATAGGTGCTTGGGGCGACGTCCTTTTTGATTTCCTCTAAATAAATCTGGGAATAAAAAGATATCTGGTTTTCCTTTAAATTTTTTGAATTAGGGAAATGCCTTGCAAGATCAAACTTCCCCATTTTTATTTCAAGTGTAATTAATTCAGCCCAACGTAATGCCTGTTCTTTATTCTCGACACTCATTGGCCAATCAATTGGCTCTTTAATTTGCTTACTCTGATAGTTGATCCACATTCGCATGCTATTGCCACGAAACTCGATACCTGCAGACATAAATTTTCCTGATTTAAACTTAAAAATATTCTAAAAAAAATGCGCCCCATTTAGAGGCGCATCGAAGGTGTCAGAAAATTAGAATGGAAGGGGCTCTTGATCTGAACTGAACATTTCCTCGTGCTGTCTGTGCTCCAGTTCAGCCTCCAGTGACCTTTTTAGAAACTTATCTTTTGTCTTAGCAAACAGAAATATTAGATCATCAGTTTCAAGATCTGTAATGGCATGACCTTTGAACTCTCCATAGAATATATGTGTCGGATATCGACATGACTCCGCGAAAACAGCCAATTCCTCCATAGTTTGAATACTCTGGTGCTCTACAATTGTTTTAAGCAAATCAAATGTCGTATAGCAATCAGTTACTGCACTATGAGCCTCTTTTAAGTGCTCACGCATCTCCCCCTTATCAGGGCTTATATGGTAAGCCAGAGCAGATAAAGTATGCGTTTCTAAGGTTGGCCACAATCTTCTGGCCATTGCCAGAGTACAAATCGAGTGAAACTTATCAGGTAGGATGTAGTCCGTCTTTTTTACTGCGTCGACATCATAATCGATGTTATGACCTATTAAGTGAGTAGTATCTAGACCTGCAGGAAATCTGAAACTGGTAGATCGAGGACAGTCCTCTAAATCTTCATCAAGAATATGATGTGTCGCCATGGCACCCAAACTGATAGGTTCACTTGGTTTAAACCGGCCAAAATCATGGCCAGAGTTTAATAATCTTAATTCACCTTCAAAAATAACAACTTCTAAAGCTGCAGCTTCAATAATTTCACCATAGAGCTTATTCGTTTCAGTATCAAAAATTAAACCTCTTTGCATATCCATGATTTAAGCTGCCTTCATATTCATTTTAAGATTTAAAATTCTGATCTTCGTATGAACAGAAAATATGCCACGATCCAAGACTTCAGCAATATATGGGATTGGCATATTCTCCTCCATCATTGAGCAAAGCACATTAATTTCGCAGTCCCACCATCCACCGGTTGTACGACGAAATGGTTGACGTGGACGGCCAATTTTTTTCTTATAATCGTTCATTGATTTACTCCATTTATTTGGAGAAACTCCAATGTTTCTAAACTGTATGTATAATTATTAATAGTCATACCTACCTCCGATAATGAAAAAATTTCGGACAGTTCAGGATCTTCATCTAATCCTTTCTGAACTCTTTTTTTTGTAGCATGTAGTTCTTCCATTAATGCTTCTACTTGTTCCATATTCAGATTTAAGGGATTTTGCCCTACTTTAACGATAATCGGTTCGAGTTCGTAAGTCATGATTATCCCTCCACCTGTACAGGGATGTACTCAAAGTCATCTCCACTCACATAACTTTCAAACCATAATTTAGTAATTTCAAAACAATCGCTCCCCCATCCTTCTTCTTGGAATATAGTATTAATTCCCCATTTATAGGGTGGGTAGCCAACACTACGTTTTCCTTCAAAACATGCATAAAAAACATCACGGGCAATCATTTTCAGCATTACTGCAACAATATCGCCATTATTTTCATTAAGACGATCTTTATGACCAGACCAAAAATTATTGTGCTCATGGAGTTCATCATCTGTACATTTAATTACAATGGTGAACTCTAAATCGCATACATCACTAAATTTGTCATATTTGACTTGGAATGTACGGGGTTCACACTGTAAATAAGCAGGAATTTCCGCTTGTGTTGTTTCTACGTTAGAATCGCTGCGCATAATTGCTTCTCCTAGTGGTTGTGTGACACATACATGAGTGGCAGCTCATGTATGTGTGCTCGAAAGTCAGCCGGCCTTATAAAGCAGGCTTTGCAATAAATTTACTTTTTGTCTTAGCTCCGAATCTTCATCAAGATTCAGGTTTTTTCGGATCAGATATAAGGCATCCTTTGCTTCTTTAATCGCGGCCTTAGTCCGACGATCCGTCACCCTTCTAATGCAATTTTTGACTTGCTCTATAGCTTCAATAACTTGATGTTCATCATTTAAAAATTGGCTCATTAATCTCTCCAATCGTTAAGTTATGCATACAGAAGTGGCAGCTCCTGCATGCATATAAAAATCAGACTTTCTGGTGTGCAGAACTACCGGTAATGATTGTTGCAATTATTTCAAATAGCTCTTTATGTACTTTCGATCCAGTTTTAGCGTCTCGAAGAAGGTCTGCAATATGACCTCTAATGGCCATATCAACTTCTTTTTTTAGACTATGAAGAGCTTCTTTCTCGATCTGCTCTAATTCTTCATCAGTAGGTTTTTGGATATTCAAAGCGGATTGAATGGTCGCTACATCAGCCCATCCTTTAATTGCAGAATTGCGAATATTCCCATCAATACTTTTGAACTTATCTCCATCCAACTTGTATTGAACCGGTGCAACAATATCGCCAGTAACTAGTTGTAAAACGATGTGCTGACCATTGGCCGGACGAGTATTCATTGCATTAAATAATTGGCTCATTGCCTTCTCCTAGTGATTGGGTGATGCCGGCTTTTCAAAGATCCAGCATCGTTTGGTTGAATTTGTAAGCTTGCTTTGAATGGCCTTGTTGGCTTCAACAAAGCGATATGTAAGGCTATGGCGAAGGGCTGCTTGTATCTCATTCATATCAGGCAATGAATATCGATAGTCCCCTGCCACTTTATAAAGGTGGGCAAAGTTGATTGCGAAAATGTCAGATTTAGAGGAGTGATTGACAACACTTTCATGATTTTCAATTTTGCGGATACTGTCTTCCATTTCTTCAATCGTGTTCCAGAAGTTTTGGACGATCACCGGATCTGATTTCAAAACTTTGTCCCGGCTTTGCGCCATTCTCAAAAATTCGGCTTTGACTTCTGCTTGTAAGTCTTCTGGTACATCGATTACATGCGTACACATCGCATCAAATAAAGCCATCAACTGGGCATGGTTATGTACTATTCGAGAGACTTGGATATTGAATTGTTCTTGATGTAGGAAGGCATCGTACTTTTCCAAGTTTGTGCAATAAGACTCAAAGATCACCTTTTCCTTGCCTAAACATTCAAGCATGAACTGGCTGACATCTTCAGTCTCGTATTTAGATAGTCTGCGAGATGCATAAAGGCCGGTTTTTGTTAATTGACTCTTATAAAACTTGGTTTGAACAATACGGCCCATTACTGCTTCGGTCGAAAGGACTTCCGCATTCTGGCTGATAATCAAAGTACCGGCGAAAGGTGGTTCGTATGTTTCATTACCTCCACTTTTGACACCCTGGGCACCTAATGAACCTCCATCAAAAAGTGTTTTTAGAGAATCCCAATCAAACTGCTTTGTCCCCTTATCCCCTTCCCGATCCGACTCGATCAAAACAACAGGTAGATTAGAAACTTGTCGGAATGTACGGGTTAGACCTGATTTTGTAGATTTTGCAGGATCCATACCCTCGTATTTATTACGACCGAACAATTTCCACAAAAACTGTAGAAGCGTGGATTTACCTGTTCCAGGTTCTCCAACTAATTCAAAAAATGGATAGGATTTATGCTCTTGTCTAATCTGCTGGGCAAATAAACTGCCAAAGAATGCCGTCAGTGTTATCAGTCCTTTCACACCGTAGGCATCAATAAAATCATTAATCCATTGCTTCTGATATTCAGCTTGCTTCGGGTTCAGATCCAGAGAGAATGGTGCATTACATTTAACGTTGGTATGGTTAGATAACTCAAAATAATCCTCCTTATTGATCTTGTATTGCTTACCGTTCTGATAAGCCAAGTCACCTAAAACATAGGCTTTATGATCAGCGTTATAGCCAACATAATTGATGAGTTGAACACGTTTAATATCGCGCAGCTCACGTTTAAGAAAGACCATGAGCTGCTTACTACTACCTTCATAAAAAATACCAGGTGCAACGTGTAAAAGACGTTTACCGAACTCGGCTGCAGACGAGAGATGGCTTGCCGTAAACGTATTTTTTAAGGTTTTGGCGCGCGGAAAGTCGATTTGAAAGTAATAACCGGCTTCGTCAATTTCTTCCTGATACTGGTAATACAATGGTGTAGGACGACATTCCATCAAGATTTCAGTTTCTGCAGCTTGTAAAAGGGCTGCTTCTCGTCTTTTATCCGTTTCCTGATCCTTCTCCTCTTGTGCCCAGTCTTCCGTTTCCTTGTCCTTATCATCGAACTGGATATCTTTTAAATAATTGTCATATTTATCCATGTCCAATTTGAACCAGTAAACTTGATTCCTAAAATCGAACGGGAAAGACTTAGTACCATAACGTTTGTAGATAAGTAACGCTTTATCCACAGGTTTTTCAGCGACAAGCAATGATCCATAATATTTATATGTATCAATATCACTGAATTTTAGTTTGTCCTGCTTATATAGATCGTTCCAATCTGTTTTTTTCCGACCATTCGGCGGTAAAGCGACTTCACATTCAAAACCTGCCTCTTCCGCTAACTCAATATTTTTGAAAATTCCATCATGGCCAGCTTTATCGTTATCAAAAGCCCAGACTAATTTTGGTAATGGTTTTGCTGCCTCTGCACATAAACGAGCAAGCGTATTTAAGAAGATAAAGGGATAATTATTGCAGCTTAGTGCCGAGAAACTGGTGATTCCTGATAACCATAAAGCAATCGTGTCGAATATGCCCTCTGTTATCCAGATTTCTTTAGAATCGACGTAGTTGGTATTGGGGGTCGTCCATGCATGCCCTTGTGACGACCATCCCCATTGGAATGTTGTCTTTTGTAGGACACCATGATCATCAAGAATGCGCTGCCACCAGCCATGATTACCTTCCTCATCTGTAATGGGAAAGCGTAGCGTTACAGAGGTGACGTTATGTTCACTGCTTTTGTAATATTCTTGAGAATAAGAAAGTTTTGCTAATTCGTTAAGCGGAAAGCCTCGACCTTCTACCAGATATGCATCTACTGTTTTAGTTGGATTTTCTGGGGTGGGCTCGAAACGCTTTTCCCATTTTTCAAATACATCAGGATAGAGATCCCGAATCGAGATCTCCTTACCACACTCGTTCTTACGTGGACAGAAAATTACCCACGGAGCTTCTGCATGTGCCCATGCAGATCGCTCTTTGTGTTTACACTCTGGGCAACGTCCGCCACGTAATTTACCGTTCTTAATTTTAAAACCGTAATCGTTATATAAACGATCAACAATTAAAGACTGTGTTTCTGGGTACATCATTTTTCTACAAGTAGCGTTGAGTTTTAACGATTTCTCGTCCAGCAAGCTTCATCATTAATTCCCGAACTCTCATCCGAATTAGGGTTTCTAAGGCTTCCTCAGTAGTTTCTAAACCGAGTGCAACTCTGGCTTCTTCAATAATTCTTAATTCTTGGTCAGATAGAATAATTGGGTTCTGTTTTGGAATTTTTGTCAGCATTATTAGCTCCCTTCGAGGTGCTCTGCTGCGCCTTTTTCCAATATTTTTTGTAGATTAAAATCAGCCCCATCGTCTGCAATTAAAATTGCAAGTGCTTGCTTTAACGCTAGATTTCTGAGCATCGGGCCAATATTTTCACCGGTTAAACGGTAAATAATATTAAATAACTGAGTTTCGTCATCTGTTAGATTCACATTGAAACGGTTATCTCTTTTTTGCTTGATTTTCATATATCTACTCCTGCTCTTGCACTTGTAACCCTAAGTAGTAACGTTCACCGATAATGCTCGAACGGCTGCGGTTGGTTTTTTTTACCTCTGCGTCGATTTTTGATACTTCGCTTTTAGGTAGGTAAAAGGCAACCTGCTTGCGAGGTTCATCGAGCTTTGGTGCTCTAGAGAGAATTGGAGGTGTTTTTTCTGTGCTCATAATGTATCCTTTGGAACATAGTGATGTGCTATGTGACACTATAGCACACTATTATGTTCTTACAATACTAAAAGGTGAAATATATGTCCGAAATTGAGGCGGAGCTATCAGTTGAAATGGCAGGAAGATTCAAGGAAGAATTGGAACGGAATCATTTCAAGGCAAAATCCCTCTCCAGAGAAATTGGGGCACATGAAAATACGTTAGGAAATTATGTCCGGACGAAGGTTCCTGATCAGTGGGTTTACCTAAAAAAACTACATGATCAAGGTATCGATATCCGATATGTATTGCTCGGTATTGATCCAGAATTTAGCGGATTAACAAGCGAGGAAAGCTTGTTATTGAAAGCTTATAGACAGCTGTCTCCAGAAGGACAGCTTAGTTTATTAGGACTCTCTAAAGCTTATGCGAAGGACATCGAAAAATAGTTAAACTGCAATGCAAAAACCAAATCAATTTAAAATAAAGATTCATAGTGATTATGAATCCATTAAGGGACAGGAAATACTGTTTAAATTAGAGTGTTATTGGAAGGACAATATTCGCCCTAGTTTTACAGACAAACAAATAAAATACTTATTAGTTTCAGGGCACGCTATTTCATTCTGTGGAGAGAATGAATTAATGCTGCACCAGGATATCCCATTAATTGATCTTGATGACTTATATAAGCTTTTATAAGAAATAAAAAAGCCTCCGAAATCGGAGGCTTTTTTCATCTATTCAGTTTCCTCTACATAGTCCTGGACTTTTTCCAGCTTTAGCTCCAGATCCTGTAAGAAATGAACCAAGTCATTTACTTTAAAAGTTACGTCTGGATTATCTAATCCTGTTTGTAATGAATTTCTCCAAATACGAAGCGCGCCAAGAGTGCTATCAAGATATTGTGACGCGTCTGTATAAGTAGTTTTCATGCATAAAGTCCTATCAATATGATTTAATTGAAATTCCCAGACTGTAATCTCCTGATTATTCCAAATAGGACTAATAATGTTTTTCTCACCTTTGAATACTGGATAGATAAGACTTTCGAGTGCTTGCCTTAGCTTATCAATATCAAGACGCTTTTGTTGTACTTGGTCAGCCAAATCATTTATCTGATCGGGACAAATTGCGAGTTCTCCCCTCGCTTGTAAGTGATTGATTTTAACAGATAAACATACCGATCTGTCTACTATTTCAAAAAATTGGATGCAGATGCCAACCAGCTCACGGTTTTTCGATTGAACTCGTGGGGAAAGGGGGACGTATGGAATTAATTCCGTATTCATGCCAAGCATCCTTTTAATAAATAAATCGAAATGACTAAAAAGAGTCCAGAAAATATTAATGCCGTTGAATGAAAATAAAACGATTGAATTAATGGCATCTCTAAACCCCCCAGAACAATAGGGAAAAGGTAAACATTACCGTACATAACGCTGCTGCGCCATCTATACAGTTTTTACGGAATTTTGCGGATTTGATTTGCTTCTGGCGTTGTTGATATTCGTGCCAGTTATAGATTGGGGTGTGCTCGATCGCATGAATTGATTTTTTCATGGTATTTACTCGTAGGTTAAGTTTTTTGCAAACCTACCACCACTCTTTCCACGGAATGGAGGTAGACCGAACAGGGGTGGAAATACCGTCCTACGAGTACGGCCAGCACAAAGCTGCCCTGCCCGATCTACCATAACAAGTATAGCCGATCAGACTTTTTAGGCAAAAAAAAGGACGCTAAAGCGACCATTTAATATGCGCTCGTAGAATAAAAACAGGTTTCCACGCCTGTGCACAGATTTTGCTGTGCCGTTACATATTGCCGATAGTGTGACACTATGTCAAGATTAGAAGATATTTTTTTAATTTTTGATATAGGGGGATTATTATGTATAAACTTGCTAACTTTAACTTAAAAGAAAAAAATCACTTTACTGTTCTAATAGATAAATTCAATAGTTTTGACCTATACCATTCAAGGCTTATAGATCTAATTGAAAAAATTTCGAAAATTGAAATCAGCAAAACCCAAAACGTTTTAAAAAATAAATTTACAGATTTTCGTTACAATTTAGAAAAAACCATCAACAATATAAAATCTGTAGATTTGCAAGCAAGTATATTTTTCTCTAACTACACTGATTACACCTTAAAAATATCTAACCATAAAGTAATACAACTTTGTGAACAAACAATTGACACTCAAGAAAGTTTCAACATTCTACTACTAGAAATAGAAGAGATTTTCAATTATATTTACTTAAATCAACCCAACATTATTAAAAAAGATGAAGTTATAAAATTAGAAACTTATGAAAAACTAGAACTTCATATTTCGACTCTCTTAACTTCATCAAATAAAGCTTCATCAACATCCAAAAAAATTAAAGATTTATTCAATGAAATCGTATTTGAAACAAACAATTCTATTTTCGGATTTTCAAGCTTAATAAATGAAAAGTACGAAAAAAAATTCTTGGAAGAAACTGAAGTTCTATTAAAAAAAATACAAAATGGATCTAATGAATTACTAGCCAAGCATGCGCATGAGGTTAAGAAAATCCAAAATGATTATAGCAGCACTTTAAATGATTATAAGATATTAAAGGACTCTTTTACTCAACTTGAAAAGCATCATAAAGATGTACAAAACAAACTATTAAGCTATGAGAAAGAATTAAATAAAATTCAGGAAAATAACAACACAGAAATAAAAACAAGAATTGAGAATGGACTTATAGATGCAAGTAAGATATATATGGATAAAATTAAAACTATAGATAACACCTACAATAATGCTTTAAAAAACTATGAAAGCTTTACGAAGCTAGTTCAAAATGCAGGCATTTATAAATTAACAGAAAACTATAATAAAAAGGCAATTGATGAACAAGATGAATATAAAAAATTTAGAAAATATACGAGCAATGCCTTATACGCAGCAATTATTTTTACTGCTATAATTTTACTTATCCCTGTTATACAGCATTGGGGGGATGAAACTCCAATTAATGCATACTTTACAATTCTCGCTAGATTAACAATTTCATTGATGTTTTTTGTTTTAGCTCTTTATTTCTCAAAACAGGCAGCAAAACATTACGAATGTTATCAAGAAAATCATCGAACCTTTCTTCAACTAGCTGCATTAGAGCCTTTCATGGCGAATATGGAGCCAAATGATCAATTAAATGTTCGTAAAGAATTAATTCCTGTTTATTTTAACCAAAATTCAGATGGGAAATTTGCAGCTAAAAGTGAAGAAATCGCTTTACCAGAAGCCTTTAAAAACCTTCCAGATAAGATTGTAGAAGCGATTAACTCAAGAATGAAGCCACCGTCTAACTCATAATCAATTATATTGCCGATTGTGTGTTGCTATGTCAAAATAGCATCATATTATTTTTTAATATATGTTTATGTAGATTAATTAAAATGGCAATTTTTGAAAAACTCACTGATTTAGCAGCAACCCTATTTTTAAATCCTGTATATCAACCCTTCAGTTTCGCTCTTTTGTTTTTAATTATTTTTTTATTCACTTATGAAAAAGTAAAATCTATGGGATTATTTTCTGATATTACATCCCTCTTCCGTACTAAAAAAAATCAGTTAAAAATACTTAATGAGCGAGTTGACTCTGATCTCTATACTGAACAGGAAAAACAGGTTTTTAGACATGAGATAAAAGTTATTGAATATCAAATTTTATTAAAAACAAAAGTTAATCATCTACAAACATTAATTCATTTTAACACCTTTCTCTCTCCCATTTCTGCTTTAAAAAAATTCAGTAACTGTTCACACCTTGTTAAATTTAACGATAACGAAAACATTCTTTATAGTGAAAAACCTATTAGCTCTAAAAAGGCTGGGTTATTCTTATTTTTAGGTATGGTATTTTGGATCGGTTTTATATTTTTTGGAATGTGGTTTATCAAGTCTTTTTTAGGAAAACATCAACCTCCTGCCGATTATATAGTTATATACGCTCTCCTCCTAATTACTATTTTTGTAGGTTTTACATTTATTGGTTATGTATACTTCAAAATGTTCGCAGCTTTTAATGATGCTTATCTACTTTTAAAAATGGCAAGAAAAAAGATAGAGCCAGTTTCTGAACCAGAAAATAAAAATGAGGCTTAAAGCCTCATTTTTTTAGTCCTGATTTTCTTTTGCATGGTTATAGCCAGCAAGCCACATTTGAGGAATTTCTCCCCAACTCATATATGACAGAGGTTCAGTCCTTCCATAAAATGCATTCAAAAAACGTTCACGCCAAAATGCTTTTAAACCATCACAATGATGTTTCGGCATTAATGGTGGATTCATTGAAGGTTTCACATCCATATAAAATAATTCAAATAATTGATTTTCATTCATACTTTTTAAGTCTCCACATTTCATCATTTGCTGCCTGTAACTGCTTTAATACTTTAAAGGTTGGTAAATTTATTGAAGGATTCGGTATGCCACTTGGAGAAACCGTATACATAAGCTCGATGTTGGCCACACATGAAAAGCTGCATTCAAAGTTTGGGCATTGCAATCGTATCTCTTTAAGTAATGGGTGCTTTTGCTGACTGGATCTGATTTTTAAATGATGATTTTGGCAATGAGGACAGTTAATTTGTGGTCGACCATTATTTTTATTAATTCTGTTGTAAGTTTCGGTCTGCATATAAAAACTCCAGTTTCGATTATATATACTGACCATTCTACATAAAATGAACAAATATTTGTTCTTTTTCACTTTTTTTTATACTATTCGGTTTGTTTTTCTAATGCAGAAAAATTGATGCAAAATTTGAAATGCCACTGTTGCCTAAAGCTATTGGCCAAAATTGGGCAATTTGATCAAATAGAGATTAAATGTCCACGTTGTAAAACGTTAAACAACTTCCAGAGCACCTTGAGTGCCTTACCTGAACGCCCAGAGCGTCTAGATTCAACAGGTAAGCTCAATGAATCAAACTACTACCGTAATACCGCAATACAATCCTAAAGGCTGCAGCTTTAGTGGCTGGCTGGGAGGGAAATCTGTACTTGCCCGTACAATTATTGAAGCAATGCCGGCACATACAACTTATGTTGAAGTCTTCGGTGGCGCAGGCTGGGTTCTTTTTAAAAAAACCCCTTCTCCGGTCGAAGTCATTAACGATATTAATGACGACCTGATTAATTTATATCGTGTTCTTAAATTCCATTTTGAAGCTTTTCTGGATGAATTTGAGTATCTGCTCATGTCCAGGACTACCTTCAATGATTTTAAAAAAATGGACACCAATGGCCTGACGGATCTACAACGTGCAGCGCGCTTCTATTTTATTTTAAGAGCAGCATTTGCCTGTCAGATAGATGGAAGTTTTGCTTATTCCAAGGACAGAAGCTCACGTTTAAAACTTGGTGAAGAATTAAGAACACATCTTAAATCCATCCATGAACGTTTGCATAAGGTGACAATTGAAAATGCAAATTATGATTATGTCATTCGACGTCTAGATTCACCTGAAACCCTGTTCTACATAGATCCACCCTATTGGGGCTGTGAAAATGATTATGGTAAGCAGATCTGGTCTAAACAAGATTTCTATGCATTGAAGGAACAGTTAGACAATATCAAAGGAAAATTTATCGTCAGCTTAAATGATACTCCGGAAGTTCGTGATCTTTTCAAAGATTACAAGTTTCAGTACAAGAAGATACGCTGGTCAGTGAATAACAAGGCTGCTGGTGAAGAACACAACGGCAATGAATTAATCATTACCAACTTCTAAGTCTTGAAGTAAAATAATCCCTCCTAAGGAGGGATTTTTTATGCCGTCAGAAAAATTAAAAGAAGGCTGGATTAGAGTAAAGTTAAGCGACAGCAGACAAGCTGATTTGCCGTGTAGACTTGATAAGGATAATCGAATCGTGCATGTATACGACTATCAAGGTAATGAGCTCAAATTCAATACTGGTGCCAGATTTGTAATATGGAAAGGTAAACGCTGGAGCTACTGATCCTTACGCATTTGTAGCTCCTTATATTCTCTTTCTGCAGCTTTGGTTGCTGTATTAATATTTTTATAAAGATAAGTCAGTCGTTTAGGATTGGACAGGTCTCCTTTGGTCACTTTTGCCGTATTTTTGCCATTTCGATAATACGCAATAATTCCTGTGTATCCACCACGTTCACTATCCACCAGTTGAGACAAATCATCGGCATCAGGTAGGTAAATTTCTGCATCACAATCTGTCGTATAGCCTCCTTTTCCATCAAGATCATGTACTACCCGTGTCCCCAGCCAAACAATTTCATCTATGAGCGATTTAAACCCGACAAAAGCCAAGGGTTGCTCCGGAATTAATTCAGGTAATCCATACGCCAATTTAAAACTGAATGTAGATGACCGGCTTTTAATCCGGTTGTATTCTGCTTGTGCAATATGCTCTGCAGTCTGCTTATCACGCTGAATATTACGCAATACCCTTGTGTTATCATCAGACATGCCTACTGTGACTTTCTGACGAGTAGCCTTGAGATTATCGTAGTAATAAACCGTTACGCCTGAAACGTCATCTGCCCCATCTGTATCCAAGAATCTATGTGAATCCCCTTCTGCCCTTGTGATCATTACATCTGGCAAATCCTCGCCACTGAATGTCTTACCTTCCCCTTTCGGCATGAATAATAAGAACCCATTTTTAACTGTGGCCATCGCGTTATGCTCATCTGCAATCCGAGTAACGAGATTTGCATCTGATTCATTCTGATCAAGATGGGGCAATCGAATAGAGCCCAATTTTGGATTTATCTTCGGTACTAAGCCATGATCATTGGCAATAGTGGTAACAATATCCGAGATCGTTTTGTTATGAAAACTTCGCTCCTTTTTTTTCTTGAACGCGGTTTTAAGGTCTGCAGATTCACCTCTTAAAGTCAGCACATCAGGCGATCCAGAGTGTCCTCGCTCTTTAATCGTATATTTGCCTTTGTAAACTAAACCCTTATTACTCCAGCCGATCCATGCCTCCATGACCGCCCCTTTGGGCGGTATGTCGAGTAAGCCATCATGATCTGACAGCTCTACTTCAATTGAATCGCTTTCAATCCCACGATTATCAATAATCCGGAGGCGCATAAGTCGTGCTTGTACCATCGAGCCAATATCAACCCCATTCACAATCAGTTTATAAATTGCTCGTGGATAATCGCTGTTAAACGTGTGATTGATACTCTGGCCAACATTCATTGCTGCAGTCAAAAAGCTCATAAGACTCTCCCAATAATGTTGCCAATGACATCACCTACGGTTACACCTGCAGACTGTGTTTTTAGAAGCTTGAGCGAAAACTCAACCTTTTTTGGTAACCCATCTTTATAGAAAATCGTTTGTGTTTCTTCTACCGCTTCAATGACGCATAAACCATAAATTTTACCCGTGCCAGCGATTAGGGGATAAGCTTTGCCGGTGTCGCCCATCACCCTTAAAGCGGTAAGTGACATTTGAGAGCCGAACTCGGGGACAATAGAACCATCCAAGGTAAATACATCATCCCCCTTGCCAGTAAACTGGTAAGCGGGCATTGTTCCGAAACGGCTGTTACTCGCGTGGTTCCAAGTAGTAGAGCGTTGTAAGCTCTGATAAGTGGCAGTCGGTATAGAGAATACGAACATGCCTAAAATCATCATCATTGGTATTAATCCTGATCTCTAAATTGACTGCGTGCGCGTGCAAATTTCTGTTGTTCTCTACGATTCAGAATGTTTTCAAGCATCGCTTCCAGTTGCTGGATACTTTGTCCTGGTACTTGCGGAATCTGTATCGTGATTGTGTCCCCTGCAATCGAATAGTGATTCGATTTAGACGGTGGAGAAATTGAAGGAGTCGCTTTAACTTTATTTAATGCCGGAGTTACATCAATCTTTGAAATTGCTGCAGCTAAATCAGGGTTAAATAACTTTAAAACGTGCTCAAATTTGGTCTTTAACTCTGGAAAGTTTTTATCAATATTTAAGGCCGGTATGACGTCGACCGTCGCCGAAATCGCATTAGTGATTGGCTGAAAAACTTTTAAGAAAGGTTCAAATCTCTCCTTTAAACCGGGAAGATTCTGATCAATATTGAGCTTAGGAATAACATCAATCACCGCTGCTGCAGGATTCAGGTTTGGATTAAATAACGTGATTACACGTGCAAACTGATCTCTTAAGTGAGGAAAGTTTTTATCTAGACCAACACCCAGACCACTTATGATGTGCCCACCTAAAGCAGCCATCACCCGTGAGGGGCTATGGATATCCATTCTTTTCTGCATAAAGTCAGGCATGAAGTTGTTAATGTCCGTCCACGTGCTCTTCAACTTCTGAAAACCGGATTTAATGCCATCAGTTAAGCCTTGAATAATATTCAGACCTAAAGACATCATGCGACCATACAAACCGGCCAGAAAATCAAATACCGTCTGAAAAGCTGCCTTGATATACGGCAAAGGCGAAATCATTGAAAAGAGAGTACAAATCCCCTTCCATGCACTTGATACAGTCAGAGTCACAGTATTCCAAATTCCGGAAAGGAAGTTTCGGACATTATTAAAGGCTGTTGAAATAACAGTGAAAATAAAACTCACACTTGTACTGATTGTTGAACTTATTCCCTGCCAAACCACAGCAATAAAGTTACTGGCCATAGTCCACACGGCAGTAAAAATGCTGGTTATTGCGGTAAACCCTGTTGAAATGAAATTACCAATCGCAGTCACATTAGCAGAAATAATATTTGTGACGGCATTCCAGATCTGGGAGAAGAATCCAGAAATTGAACTCCAGTTCGCAATAATTACTCGCGGGATTCCAATAAAAGGAATTAAGAATGTCAGTAATGGATTATCTGCAAAAGTCTGGTCGATGCTTTGAATGATCCCTTTAACGAAATCTATTCCGGACTTGAACGCTGCTTTTACTTTATTCCAAATGCCACCAACGAATGTGGCCAAACCGCCCCACATTGTTTGAAAGATGTTTGAAATTGCAGAACCGGCTGTTTTGAAAATTGCCTTAACAGACGTCCATAAACCAACAAAAAACGGTTTTAGCGCGTCCCAGTGTTTATAGATTAAATAGGCTGCAGTAGCGATTGCAGTAATGGCCAAGATGATTGGATTTGCCAGCAGCAAACGCCCTAACCATAGAAATGCACGTCCCACACCTAAAAAGGCAGCTTTGAGCAGTCCAAATACAGAAGGGATCTTACTGAACACCTTTCCCATTGCCGATCCGCCGGCTGCAGTAGAAGCCATAATCAAACGCAGGCTTAACATACTTAAAATTAGTGGCGAGAACACCACTAAAGCACCGCCAATCGCTACAAGACTGGCAGCGATAGCGATTAGCCCTACACCAAAGGCTTTCGCGTAGGTCGGGTTTTGTTCCATCCATCCTGTGAACTTTTGGAATGCACTTGCGGCATATTCAAGTGCGCGAGAATAGACTGGTAAAATTGTTTCACCAAAGCGTAGATAAGCATCATGTAATTTTGCTTTGGCCTCCAGCTCTTTACCCGCAGCAGTATTTGTCGCTTTGGCATATAGCTTGTCGATATTATCCGCGCCAGCATTCATCTTTGCGCTTTTATTGATAATATCTCTCTGAAGAAACATATCACCAAATAGGTTTGAGGCCGTCCGGTTTGTAAAAATACTTCCGATAGCATCGAGTACCTGGTCTTTTGTTTTAATCCCCTTCTTGGCCAGTTGAGGTAAAAGAACCTCTTCCATCCATGCAAACTGGTCTTTACGGAAAAGATCAGCACCTTTAATCGCACCAACATCAAGAAAGGCAATTTGCCCGGCTTTGTCATGTTTTAATTTGCTTGGATCTTCAATTAGTCCTAAACTCGCCATATTGTTCGCAGCACGCTTTGTGGTTCGGCCTTGATAGATATTTTGGTACGCTGACATTGCTGCAGTACCATATCGGAAACCACCCCACTCTTGAACGATACTCTCCATTTTATAGTAAAGAGCTTCATCAGACTGTCCCTTCACTGCAATACCACCGGTTTTGATCGCATTCAACCATTCATTGGCTTGAACACGTCCACCAGTCGCGTTAATTACCTGTTGAATTTTATTCGCCTGATCTAGAAAGGCCTTCTCGCTTTTAAGTCCGCCACGTAACTCAATGACTTTGAGCATATCCATAAACGCCCTTTCATTCTCCTCCCCTTTCTCATGGCCGAACATGGCCTTATTGGAGAATTTCATCTTGGCCAACGTTGGTAAAACCATCTCGGCATGATGAAGATCAGAGAACACCGTAATACCATCACGCATCAACTCCATATTGTCGTGAATGGATGTCCCGAATGTTTCGAGCGCCTGAGCAAACCGGATAGCCTCATTACTGACTTTGTCCCCCAAGCCAAGTGCATGAATGCGGTTCCCTTCAATATCTACTCGTTTAGATTCGTTAATTGGCTTACGCATCATAAACAGTGCACCAGCTCCGGAAACTGCAGCTCCGGCACCATACATGGCCATAGCTCTGGTATTACTAAATGACTTTTGGTGGGAGTCCTGCAGCATCTTCATCCGCTTTAAACGCAGCTCCTGATCGACCATGGCCTGATTTGCTTGAGCAATCTGATTGCGTAACCGGACTTGATGATCCGCAAGACGATTTGTAGATAACCCTGTACTATGCAGCTCCGTTCGTGTGCGCTGTAATTCAACACGGCTCCGTTCAAACTGCTGTTTCAGAGATTGGGCTTTTTTGACTGACTGATTAAATTCTTTGGTTAAAGCATCAGAGGGGTTTGTCTGCATTTGTTGACGAAGTGACTTGATTTTAACTTGCAAGTCATTCAATGCTTTGGATTGATCTTGAACCGCCTTTTTCTGCTTGTTATAGCCATCAATTTTTTTCTGTTGATTATTTAGGGATTTAATTTCATCTTTTGTCTTTTTCAAAGCAGCAGAGGCAGCATTACTGCTGCCTAAGATTGCTTTAAGTGCTGGACTTAACTGATTTTTACCCCCAAATAGAACTTCTAATTTCAACTGCTTCATTCGGCATCTGATCCGTTTCGTTCTATTGCCTTTTGATGCCATTCCATCAATTCAGAAAGAGACATCTCGTCATAAGTCTGTGGCGTCCAGTTGAACACCACAGCAATGTTGGCGATTGCGTCTTCTACTGTTGGAGTGCAATTTCCGCACGCACTGACTTCGGCTGCAAAAAAGTGATGATCGCACCACCCATTTGAACAATATCCACTGGATCAACAACCGTATTTAATTGATGGGCTGATAAAGTTGGAGAGGTGCATAACGGCAGTAATGTACAAATTGAGTTCACATCACCATTGAGAATGTCAGCGATACGTACCTTACGAAGCGCTGGCACAGAAGGTTTACGGACTAAAACCTTTGTGATTTCCTGTTCACCAATTTTGAACGGTGAATCTAATTCAACAGTTTCTACATCAGGATTTTGTAGGGCTTCTAGGTTTTCGATTTGCTCTTGAGTTTGCATGTTTAATTCCAAAATTTAAGTAATAAAAAAGCCTCCTGCAGGTCGACTGCAGAAGGTAAAGACGTTAATGGCCAATGTTTTTACGATGCTGGGCGTTACGATCCACACCATTAACCATTTCAATGCCAAGCGGGATATCAATTTCGACCAGGACTTTCCCATCGATGGTGAGTTTGTAATACGACCAGATGAACTTCATGGTCTGTTCCGTGTCGTCACCGGCTTTGGAGTTACCAAAATCAATTTCTTCAAAACGGCCACGGACGACCATTTCGAGAGCTGAAGTTTCTCCGGTATCGTCTCGCTGATAAGAACCGGCAAAACGAAGACCAATTGCCGAAACCGTTGCAGCACCGTACTGACTGATAACGAGAGGATCTAGTCCACCAAGTTTAAAAGTGAATTCGGTCATGTCATCGGCAAGACCGGCATCCCATTTGACGTTGCCGTTCATACCACCGCCACGCCATTCTTCTAACTTGCGTCCAAGTTTCGGCAGCGTTACTTCACCGGTTTGACCAAGGTAAGAATTACCTTCGTTAAACAGATCCATCATTTTTAATTTTTTAGGTAAAGCCATATTTTTTTCCTCCCTATGCGGTCATTCGTGATGCGAAGTCGATTAAGTGACGATCTGTAATGCGCTGCCGCAAAGTGAGATCTTCAAGTGGAGGAACTGGTGTATAGTCATAATCCAGAAGTAAACGGCCAGATTTAAGAGACTCTTTTGAGTTGACTGCCGGATCAAACCAGCACTCGGCATCAATGATTAGACCTTGTAGCTTCAAATCACGGAACTTAGCGTTAATGCCTTCTTTGATGTCTTTGGCAAGGGATGGATGTAGAGGTTTATCAACTGCCCACATATGCCCTTCAGCCATGGTGTCCGCAATGACTTGAGCAGTACGTGTATAGTTTTCAAAAGCGAAGAGTGGATCGGCTGAACAAGTGCGGGAACCCCAGAATCGAAAACCATCACGCTGTATCAGTGTTGTTACTTCGTGACTATTCAAATAACCAGCATCAGTATCGGCTGATTGCAACTGCCAAAACACGTCTTTTGAAATACCGGTGACGCCATTAACTGGAATGTTGGAAATTGTTTTATGCCAGCCAACGTCATTATCGATCTTTGCTCGAAGACCTAATGCACGGGCAGTGGCATCAAAAGTTGTAGTTTTAGAAGTGACAGTATCAAAGCCCAAAAAGTCTGGCCATAGAACCATAACTTCCCGTGCACCAAGGGCAGCACGATAGGCTACCGCTTCTTCTTTCGTGTTGCAGCCGTATGCACTGACATAAGCAAATCCACGAAGCTTCTGTGCGATGCTGACAAGCCCTGTTGCAACATCTGGAGAATCAAGACCAGGTGCTCCCAAAATCCGCGGCTTAACCTTTAAATTTTGCTCTGCAGTCAGCAATGCTTTCATGCCGGTGTATTTGCCATTTACTTGGCCACCAATAACTGCCGTTTTCTGTTCTGCCGGAGTTTTTTTCTGCTCAACACGAACAACAACAACGAGAGCATTCGTTTGATCTGCAATCGCTTGTAATGAACGAGCTAAGGTACCCTTTTTGCCCGCCTTTTCTACTGAGCCTTGTACATCTGTTACCAGAACGGCCGTATCTAAAGGAAACGTTAAAGGATCAGCATCTTCCGCAGTAGCGACCATGCCGATCACTGCCGTTGATAGAGTCCGGATGGGGCGAGTTCCTCCATCGAGTTCAATAACTCGCACCCCTCGGAAAAATGAATCTGTAGCCATAAAAAAAGCCTGTAATCAGTTGTAATGTTTACGGATCACAGGCTTACAAAATGTTGTAGCGATGTCAGTTCGCTAGATTTGTATGTGAGTTATATACAAAAATTTATAGCGTTAATGCATATCCCCATAACTCATCAATCTGTTTAGTCGTCAATGAAAGTAATTCATGCAACATATAAATCACGGCTTCATCAGAACGATAAAACTTTTCAGACTCTGCATATTCAATTTGAATACGCATTTTCAGCTTTGGATCATCAATTGCTTGAATTGCAGTTTCCAGCATAGTAAGCAAATCATTTTCTAACAAAGCCAGTTTTAATTGCCGGCGATCTAGTGCTCCAAACTGATCGAGTCGAATTCGCTCACGCTCTTCTGCACTCAAATATTTTTCAGCATTAATATGCCGGTCAATTTCATCATCCGACATTTTTTTAAACTTACTTGTGATAAGAAAGTCTTGAGAGCCGTCTGCTTCAAAAGCATGGACTTTTTGCGTTTCAAGATTTCGATAATATTTCATCATGCTAAATACTCTACCCACTTGATAATGGCGCCTTTTGGCACGCTATAAGTGCCCCAAGGGCGAACCATTGCTGATAACGTTGTTAAAACAGAACCACCTTTACCAACGTCACACCACAGCTCTGCTACAGTTTCATCATCAACAACAATATGTATGCCGCCATCACGATCTGGAGCCTTAATCACAACATTTAACCACAATGGTTGATCTCGGCTATTTGTATACAAAGTATTGGCAAACCGGCTACCCGTCACATTACGTGGACGTTGATTTTCACCTAAAGAATTGGTTGCGGTACCATGAAAACGTCCATAAAAATCTGGTGCTGAAACGCCTCCTGTAAAGGCTGCTCCAGTCTCTGTAATAATACGTTCCCAAGGCTTTTCAAAGCCCACTGCATCTCTTGCTGATCGATAAAATAAACCGCCATTCCCGTAGCTTGCTTGAAGTTGCAGGGCTCCAGTCGATCCGTAACCTAAAAACTGTGTAATTAAACGAGTAGCCCCACCTTCCAGTTTTGTATAAACGCCCGATTTTGCATTCCAGGCTACGTCTTCATTTTGTTTTAATGATGCAAGCGATCCTTCAGCAAAAAACTTGGTGTCATCATTTGAACCAACTACTGTCCATTCACCCCAAGTTGCAATATCCCCGTTTGTATTCCAGCTTTGGCGGACAGCAATAACATTGTTATTTCCTCCGCTTCTGACATGTGGATAATATGTTTGATGGCAGCATCCCCCGGATCTATATACATGCAAAATTCCATAGCCATATAGTCCAGCAATTTTCACTTCAATAACGGTATGTTTACCATCGTAAACAGCTTTATCAACCTGAGCCAAAGATGTAATGGTCTGTTGATTTAACAGAGGTGCCTCTAAGCTAATATCGCGTGTACCATCAAAGTCCACTCCATTAAGCTTACGAGGTGAGGCAAGTTTAGTTGCAGTGCCTGCGTTACCGGTAATGCTGCTATCAGTGAATGCGAACTCGCGCCATGCTCTAAATGCACCATCCGCAGTTACACGAGAGCGCAACATCATACGGTTTTCATAGGCAGCCAAACCGATCTGAGAGTTCCAGGCCTTGTTACCAATATTTATTAATTTTGTAGCGCCTGGGAAAGGGCTATCCGGTGGCGCAGAATTATTTCTCATATAGAATGAGTTATCATCAGTAATCTCACTGAAATTCTTTCCAGTCGGCCAAACTACCGTTTTGCCCAGCCCATAATCACCATGGTTAATCTTATTTTCATCTAATAACTTGCCTTGTTTTGCAGTTAAAGCATGAGCTACAGATGTGCTATTAAGGCCATCATGTAATTGGGTAATACCCGTCTGTCCCGTAGTTGCCCGACGAATAGGCACTGTTGTAGCAACAGTCGCAAGGCCTTTAGCATCAAAGGTCAGAACTGGAATATTAAGCGTATCACCATATGTTCCTGATACAATTCCAGAGTTCGCAAGAGTTAAAATACACGATGAATTTGCAGAGCCATTAAAAGAAAATGCACCTGAAGCGGCTCCACCAAAACTGACAGTACGAGCAGTTTGTAATTTCGTTGCAGTTGCAGCATTTCCAGAAATATTACTATCGGTATAAGCAATTTCTTTAACTGTATGCCAGCTATCCCCTTCAAAAGAACCACGATAATGAAGTAAACCTTGACTAAAATTCTTGGGGAAAAATAACCCGTTTACGTCTCCCCCTGTTTTATCTCTATATGAATTTAGTACCAGGAAGTCTCCATAACGAGAGTTGACCTTATCTGTGTTTAGTCCTCCTTCGCTTGTGAAATAGATTTGTGCACGGCCATTATCGATTTCATTCGGTTTAAATATTCGCTTATCAGTAACCACACACTGTACTGCTTCATCTGCACGGCCCTTGAAATTTCCATAAAAATCACGACCAGTAAAATCACCGAAACCATTAATTGAGGCAACGTTTCCGGACGTTACATGCTTAAAGATCCACCCTCGATTTTGATCATTTGCTGTCGTTAGATATGTGGCCCAATCCCCGACGACTTTACCATGCTTACCAAATGTACCGGTTCCAGCAAAAGCCATACCATAGGAGGGCATACCAGTCGCTGCGCCATTATAAAGTGAGATACCTAGACCTGTGGTTGAATCCTTATTATTGACACCTAAAGCCGGTGCAGTGGTAACGACCACATCACTTGTACCATCGCATTCAACTCCATTGATTTTAAAGGGCTTTGCAAGCTTCTTAGCAGAGTCAACCAAGCCTGTCCCTAAAATTTCAGGAGTAGAGATCACGGTATAATCAGAAAGATTTGCTGAAGTCTCAATTGACCATCCTTCAGCCCAACTGCCTGGGTAATTAAATGAAGCAAGAAGCTCCCTGATCCAGATTGTTGGATATAGCCAACGCGTTTTTTCATCGCCTAAAACAATATGTAACTCATCTTCGGCATTACGAACAAAACGTACAGTTTCAAAAGGTGCTCGCCCATTGACTGTGGCAGAAGTATTTAACCAGCTTTTGGTAGGAGGATAATGATAACCTGCAATTTCTGCTGTCCACGATGTATTATTCGCATAGTTAAAGCCTTCTATGCTCATACGTAACATTGTTGAAGCTGTTTTGGCCAGTTTGGCTGGAGGCTTAATGATGATCGCACCTGTAGCTGAACCGGCATAAAAACTTGCAAGATCACGATATTTAACAATTGATCCGAGCTTAGTGACCTTATCAACTTTCTGTTCATTAAGTGTATTCAAAGCATTCGCTGTAGCTGCCTGATTTTTACTTGTACTTGTAGTTGTATCATTAAGCTGCACAACACCTGAAGTCGTTGTCGAGGCATTGCGAATAGGTACTTTTGTTGCAACGGTCGCAAGACCTTTAGCATTAATTGTCAAAACAGGAATATTGATGGTATCGCCATAAGTACCTGGCACTACTCCTGAATTCGCAAGAGTTAAAATACACGATGAATTAGCAGAACCATCATAAGAAAATGCTCCAGTAGCCGCACCACTAAAGCTTACTGTTCTAGCAGTTAAAAGTTTTGACGCTGAAGCAACATTAGAATCAGTAAGCGCTACTTGTTTCCATTCTGTCCATTTAGATTGATACATTGATCGAACATAAATGAGTGATGAATAATAAGCTTTCAAAGTTTGTGTAACGCCTGCACTTTTTTCTACATGCAAACAGAAAGCAACCTTCACAGGACAGTTTTTTAATGTGGCTGCGTGAGCAGTCATAGGACAATGAAAGAAGCCTTCTTGATCATAGTCGTTTAAATCATTATCACTAGAAATACGTTCAGAGACCGGTTGAACCAAGATGTCGGAAGTTCCATCAAATAGTATATTATTGATACTTCGCGCTAACTCCAGCTTCGTCGCACTGACTGCATTTGCAGTTTTAGCCAGCTTTTCATCTTGTAGCTTTTTACCCTGTTTTGCAGATAGTGGCTTTGTACCATCATTTGTCGTTAAATTATCAATAATTTCACTACGTGGCACATAATTGGTCTTTACCCACTCTCTGGTCGCATAGATTAGGGAGTCATCTAAATATAGAGCCAAAACTTCCGCATTTTGCACATTAATCACAATCTTAATTGCGACTTCCCGGGCACCACCTTCATCGGGTAACGGCTTTAATGTTGGAGGATAACTTGCGTTAACAACCATAGTTTTATCAGCATATAGGCCAAGCTCACGAATATAAAATCCGCCAACTTTACTTGGGATAATTGCTTCACAAATTACTTGATTTGTGTTGTTTGGATTAATCTCAACAACATTTAAAGCAATACGTGCTTTCTCATTGACTAAAGCAGTACGAGTTTCAGAGGGTACCGGAACAGATCCTTTACCATCCCCCACTGCAATATGGGTGTAATTGATTTTATTTTTAACGGTTGCACTGGCAATCAGAGCTTTACCGTTGTTTGTTAAAATACCTTTATAAGTTGCAGCCATGATTTACTCTACAAAAATTGAAACGGTTTCTGCCCCATGACAGCCGACTGCGATATGGGGCATACAAATCGGTTGGACATTGATTACTAGATTCGTTAAATGGCGACTGACCGGCTTTGCATCCTTGATGAGCCTGTTTACTTCTGCATAGGTTGCTTCTGTTAATTCAAGGCCATTCAGATCCAGCGACATTGTGAATGTTCCTGGTGCAGCTTCTGGCTTTTGATCAAACCATTCCTGAAAGTCACAGGTATAACCAAATTGTGCGAGAACCTCTCGAATAGCTGTCCTTGTTCCCTTAATCTGGTGCTGACGGAAAGACTTTTTAATCAGTTCACGTTGAAGTGATGGCTGCCAGTCCGTGTCCCATGAATCCACGGAATACTGCCAAGCCAAAAACGAAAGGAATTCATCAGGCGCTTGATCAATTGATGAAATCGTTTTTATGTCGACCGGCAGTTCCATATTTTTTGAAGAAACTTCCGAGACATTACGATCAAAGGCCGTACTATTTGGAGGAAGTAAATTCTTCATTCAACACCACCAATATCCAGCTTAATATTGGTACAAAATGAGGCTTGTTCCGGTGTCAAAACAACATCAGCTTTTGGACTGATTAACTCAACACGGTTGACACCTTCAATATGCAAGGCTGCATAAATCGCAGAGAGCCGAATTGAACGCCCTAATCGTTTTTGTTTAGTTGCATAAGCTGTGACATTTCGATAGGCCTGTTGAAGTAACGTTGCAGCCTCTGGATCTTTACCAATAAATAGCTTGGCATTAATTGAATAATTAACAATCTTTGCCGATTGAACTGTAGGCCGGTCTCCCACCGGCCTTACATCCTCTTTATTCAAAGCCCTATTTACAATTGCGACTAACTCTGGGGATGCTGCCCCATTTTCTGAATCAGCTTGTAAAATGGTTACAGTGACATAGCAAGGTGCCGGAGAAATTACAGAGACATCCCCAACACGTCCATCCGCATCACGGGCAAATTTTTTATATGCTGATTCAGGGCCGGCAACGGACAAAGCATCAAACGCCAATTGAATACGCTCACGGAATACTTCATCACTTTCCATAACCGCTGGAATTGGTGGCACCTTTGAATTATCAGCGGGCTTTATCACTAATCGTTTAACGTTATAGTTAGCCCCGACCTGATCCAAGTCGTTTCCTTTCGCAAAGGCAAGTAATACCGCACGTGCAGCCGTATTGATTCGATTACGCAATACAACTTCACGATAGGCATTTTCCTCAAGATATTTTGTTAAAGGCTCACTTTCACGTTGTAAGACTGCAGTTATCTCTGCCCTCTCATCTTCGGAATGTTTAAGAATCAGATCCGTTTTCCTCTGCTCTAAAATTTCCTCATACTCAATTGATTCGATAATATCTGGCGGAGCAAGTTGGCTAAAATCGACACTCATTTAGATGCCCCCATATTTAATGGAATTCTTAAATTCATTTCCTGTCCCGTTTGCTGGTAAATACATTCAATGTCAAAAACCAATCCACTACCCTGTACAGAAACAAGTCGAATGTGATTAATGCTGATTCTGTTCTCCCATGTGGAAGCAGCTGTAAAAAGTGCGCTATAGCATTTCAAAACAAGGCTATCGTTAATTGGCTGATCCAATAGTTCAGCGACAAGTGAGCCATACTCTCGACGCATGATTCGAGAGCCGATAGGTGTGGTTGCGATGTCAGCAAGTGATTGCTCTATTGAGGCTTGTATCGAATTGAGTCGCTGGCCATTATTTTTATTAATCATGGAACCGGCCCCTGCGAATTTTCATTACCAGCCTTCACACCAGATGTTTTGTGCTTCTTGAGAGAAATATTCCCAGCGATCACATCAGCATCAGAGGTAATGTTTTTGGTGGAATGAATACCTCCATCAACATATAAGTCGCCTTTCAATCGAGCCTTACCGCCTTCCGGTAAAATGGCCTCAAGTAGATGGTTTTTGCTGTCATAGGAAAGGATGCAACCATCAGAAAATATCTGAATGTATTTATTCAAATCCTCTGAAACTGCTGGATTAATTTCATTATTCAGTCCACCAAATGCAACGGCCATTTCAAGAACACCGCACGGGCTAAAAACAATGACTTCCTCCCCTTTTTTAGGAGGATGCCAAGTTGAACTGGTTAAATTTAAATAACGGATTTCTGCAGTCGTAATCTCGCCAATTTCGACGGTGACTGTCATATAAGGTTTTGCGGGGTGAATCGTCTTGATCTTGCCCATACGGATCAAATTCTCAAGACGACGATTGATGTCTGCATTCATGCTGCAATCGTTATGCAGCTGAATGTTTATTTCATTCCTTTACGTTTGTATGTGAGTTATATACAAATTTTCTTTTATTTCACTGAAATATGTGCCAAGACATCTTGTTCAATCATTTCGATTTCCTCCGGAGTGAAACCCAAAATTTCTCGTCTACTATATTTTACAGTTGGCCCATCCTTGTCGACCTTATCGCGTAAACCAAACTGGTGGACTCCGGCAATAAAAGCCACACGGCCTGTAAAACCAATAGCAACTCCTTCAGCAGTCTTTTGAATACGCATCCATTTAGTATTTTTGATCTTATTGAACATCTTATTTTTTATTTTATTACGCTTATCCATTATGCGATTTTTACGGGGAGCAAATCGCTCACCCATTGGGTTCAATTGTTTTGTGATTCGTTTCTTCTGCGAAGTCCGAACCTTACGGCCAATTTCGGTCTCTAACTTTCTTCGTTCGGCATCACTGAGCTGCAATAACATTGAGCCCAGATGATCCGTAAGTGCTTGTAACTCAGCCATAGTTAATGCCCGAAATATTGATTTTCAGGTTCTGAAGACAACCATTCGGCAAGTAGCTCACCTGTTTTTTGGTCGTGCATTTTGAACAAAGTAGGCTCGGCTGCGGTTTCATATTTCGGCTCATCAGGATAACTAATATCCAATGTTCCATCTGGTAAACGCTGTACGATTACACGTTCAGTTACTGGAAAAGACATGGAAAGATGAACGGTATTATTATTTAAAATCACCGTTTCAAACTTAAATGCATCCTTATTCTTTCCCAAATTAACCATGAGTTCATGCTGATTAACACGAACCCATTGAAGTAAAGGTATCATCACTGCAGCCAGATCTCCTGCGTACTCAGTAAGAATAAAACTTAATTCATATTCATACTCGAAAGACAAGCCGTTCGCTAATGTACTTCGGATATTGCCTTCTTCGGTAAAAATTAACATCCGTTCAGGATCACGTCTTAACTCACTGACAGCATTTAGCATGTGTTGACGCAGGCTCTCCGGTTTTTTCATGCGACTCGTTTATCTCCATAAATTGGCTCTAATAAATCCCATGCAGCTTGAAACTTGGCTTGATAACCTAATTTTTTATAATTGGAACCGTTATATAACGTAAAGACAGTATGCCAATCCTGTTTTTTCAATGCAGCTAACAGTCCAGGCTTCCATTCGATAAATCGTAAAAAGGCTTCCATCTGGTGTGATTCACTAATGGCCTGTTGAGCAACAAATTCTTGAACCGAGGAGTAACCAAGGTCTTTCCAGTTTTCCCCCATAATCTGAAACATCCCCCAGCTACATGACATTAATGCCGAGTTCTCATGGATATTTTTTGCTAAAGTTAAGCGGGTATGTTCAGCCTCATTACCCTTATATCCCCCTGCAGCCGAGTTGACTAGATTAGGGACTTTCTTCATTTGTTCATTCGCAAATGTTTTACTGATTGCCTGTCCAAGATAAAAATACATTCGATGACGTTCATATAAAATTTTGACCTTGCCATTACTTAAAAAACCAGCTCCTTTACTTTCAACCATTCCTAATACACGGATAACCAGCTCCGGAACGCCCAAGCGTTTCGCGGCACTTTTATAATCCTCATCCTTCAAAAGTTTAGAAACTGTATTACCAGCCAAAGCCATACGAGTTTTGTCCCCAACTTTGCCATCAGCAACAAGGCCATGTGCTCGTTGTAGCTGAAGCACAGCAAATTCTGTACTTGCCCCAAATATTCCATCAACTGCAATAGGCTTACCCCTAACACCTTTATAGCCCAGATTAACAAGCTGCTTTTGTAATGTTGAAACAGCCTCACCACGTGAACCGAATTTTAAAATCAAGTTGTACTCCAAATTAGTTTTGCGATATTGCCTTTAGACCGGCAAATTAAGATGACAAGGAATAGGGCGAAAAATGCATCCCAAAAAGTGACTGGATCTTTTAAGTAGAGGATATTTATTCCCATACAAAGGAACCCGACGATCAAAGCGAACGAAAGGCTCTTATGCATAAATTTGTGAGAGTAAATAGAACCATCAAAACAGATAATTCTGATTGCTGAGATTGCATAGCAAGCCACAGCAATGAATGAATAAATTTGTTCTAAATGAGAAATGGATAAATTAAACACTTTAGTCTCCACCTTTTTTAGGCTTTTTAAATGTGCTCAAAAAATCAATTGCTTTGGATGCAATATCACTTAGAGATGCATTTCTAAGCCAAATAAAAACCTTGTCGAGAATAAGAATTGCGAAAGCTGAAACTGCAAACGCTGCAGCAGCTAGACTTTCAATAAAAAATAGGTTGTATTTCAGGAATTGTGGTGCGAGTAGATAGCCTAAAGCACATGACAACAGAAAGGCCGAAATACGTCTGGCATAGCTGCTTTCATTTGAATAATACGCTACGCATGCAGCCCCTACGATTGCCCCAAAAATTGCGTCTCCATCTACAAAAGGCATCAGTGACGCAATGAATGCTGATCCCGAAATTGTTGCCACCGTAGACGTTGTTGGTTCTGCCATTTGATTAATCCCAAAGTTGTATGGTCTGTTTTGTTTGTTGAGGTGTATCCAGATCAGGCAAGTTAATTTCGGTACCAATAGGAAGAATCACGCCAAAGTCTGCAAGTTGAGGATTGGCCTCCAGAACCTTTTCAACTACGCCTGAGCTTCGGCCATATATGCGCCAACAAATACTATCGATTGTGTCGTGCTGAATGGTTTGGGTAACTCTCATATCAGTTCTACTACCGTATGGTTTTGCCCAAGTAATTGTTGAATCGCCCAATGTTTATTGCGTCGATACTCATCAATTGTAGGAACTAATTCATCGGCATTTTTATGCCCGGCATTTGTACTGTCATAGCCCCGATATTTTTCGTTGACCTTCGCTGCCACTCCGTTAAACACAGCAGAAAAATATAAATAATCAGTCTCTGGCGTCCCATCGATCTCCCCTTTTGAAAGATCAGAAAGCTTTTCTACTTGCCCCATTAACTGACTTAGCAGACGATTTACATCGATCACTTCTTCAATAACACTTTGCCTTAAACGCTCATTTGTCACAGATCCATCCAGACGAAATTGCTTGCGTAGGTCATCAAGAGAAACTGACGGAAAAAATGGATTGCTTTTTAAAACTATGTCGCTAGGTGTGAAATTTCCATTTGCAACGAAACTCATAACTCCCCCATTAGTGCACTGGTGGGAACACGGCTTAATGACTATCACTCTGTAATGACATCACCGTGTTCGCCAGTGCGGTGCGTGGGCACTTGTTTAAGCCGATTAAGATTCTGTCTTTTAATCTGCTTCGGCTTGTTTATTTGATTGAATGGCTTTTTTCAGAAGCGTTGTAACGACTTTTAGATCCTGCTTACCGTTGCAACGATCATCTAATTGAACTGCCCGGTCTAAATAGTCATGCACTTTTTGCGCTTTTGCCTGAATGCTTGCCGGCAACAAATCATCCAGAATATTTGCTGCCTTCATTTCTGCTTGGATCAGTTTCAATTCCGCTTTACCCAAAGCAACCAGAAGTTTTGCTTTTACTTGGTCGGGCATGTCCAAGACATCAGGTGGCAAATCAGCGTTATTTACAATCTCATGTAGTTCCTGAAGAACTTCAACATCAACTTCAGCACTCGTTTTGAGTTGACGAAGGAAGGCGTTTGAAATTTCTTCAGTAACAACGACAGCCGTTTTACGATCAAACCGGTCTGGCATGATCATCTTATGACGTAATGCGAAAGCAGCCATCTCGAGTGCTTTTTTATAGTCTTCGGTATCAATGCACCAAACCATAATTTCCATAAAGACCGCATCTTGAACACTCTTATCAGCCTCTAAAATACCGTTTACATAAGGCATATATGTTGGCAATAACTCACGTTTAAGCTGCGCTTTAGTTTCAGTCGATTGGTATTGCTTTAATCGACTCCGGTCACTATTCAATTGACTAAGCTGCAATTCATACGCAGATAAATCTTTCATCGTGCCAAATTCTGCAGCCATTTCGGCTGCAGCTTTCGCACGGAATTTTTGGAAATGTTTACGTGCTAAGGACATGGTTTACGCTACCAATTTGATATTTTCAGCCATAGCTGAAAGACCAAGATCTTCAATGAAATAATCTTCATTTGATGATTCGTAGTTTTCAATTTGATCGCGCTTCGGGTTGTCAATTACGGTACGACGACGAGCACCTTCCTGCACATAGATTGAGATATTGTCAAAGGTCGTTACCCAAATCACACCCTCTGGGAAAAATGGTGCGGCATATACAGGTAAACTACCGATTTGCTTTTGGCTCATAATCAAATCAGCCGCCAGTTTTTCCGAGTTCTCCTGGTCTTTATTTACCAGTGGGAAATACTTATCCGATACAGTTTTACGGTTACAAATCACGACAAGATCAGGATTATCTTGATGGACTTCATCAATCATCTCATTTGCCAGATCCATGACCAGAGCATCAATGTTTTTATAATCCCCCGTTGAACCCACGGTGATTACATCTTGTTCTGCGCCGGATGACATCACACGCTCAGGGTTTTCTTCACGCTGTTTCTGTAACCAGCCTTTATTTACATCCTGTAACTTTGGATTTTTTTCGATGTCAGTGGTTTTCGCAATCGAGGTACCATTAAAACCAATCATGATGCGATCAAGCGCCTGACGTTTTTGAATCTGGCCACTGAATCGCGCATAAAAGTCTTTAAACTTCGCCCATTGATCTAATTTCTGATATTTGATGGCAGTATCGAAATCTGTTTTGACACAGAAATAACTACGTTCATCAAGACCAGTCGGATCTGTTGCTTGACGGTCAGTCGTACTGGTATTGGTACGTGAAGCAATCGGACGTGAGATACCTAAACCAACGGCAGCAGCCGATTGTTCCTGTACTAAATGGATATTAATTCGTTTTAGAAATCCTGATGATAATTGGATCTTGTCTTCTAAACGTTGTTGGACAGTTGGTTCAACAGCGAATTTATGACTGACACTTTCAACTTCGTTAATTTCTGCTAATTTTGCCATTGAGGCATTAAATTTTTTACGTGTTTCTGAACGCATTTAATTTTGCTCTATTCTATATTCTGGATTAACAATCAACTTCTTCTGTCATGCTGTAATTTGCAGAAGTCGGACGGGATGCTGTATTCGGCTCGCTATCAAGCTTTGCTTTCAGATCATTGAAGTCTTGCTGGAGCTGCTCATGCTGATTGCTCAATGTTGAGTAATCGTTTTCAAGTTTTGAAACGGCCACGCCTTGAGTCGCGGTTTCATTCGCAATTTCCATAATTGCTTCTTCATGTTCAGAGAATGATTGCTCTGTTTTTTCTTGCTTTTTGAACATGCTTTTTACTTTGTTTAAAAAGCCAGCCGAATAAGATTGAGGCTCGTTCACCTCTTCAAATTCCATGCTTGTTTCAATTGCTGCACTGAATAAGTTTTCTGGACGGAGCTTCTTGGCACTAAGCGGATTTTCTGCTTGTTGCGCTGCAAACTTGAGCATATCTGTACCAAGTGAAGCAGGACTATCTGTTACCGCCAAACCAATCAAATATGCCTCGCCTGTATTGGCAAAACTCTCATCAACTTCCATTGACGTAAAAACTTTTTGGCGTTTGCGGTTGAGTTCGATCAAAGCTTCTGTAGGTTCAATCTGTGCGAATAAGGCATCTTTTTGAACGCCATTGATATCTACTTTTTCAGTTTTTAATGCAGTGACATCACCATAAGCACCGAAAACACCGTCAGGCATGATTCCACGAATATGCTCAATATTCAGTCGTGCACCGTAGACGCTTTGACTATAATTTTTAGCCATTTGAATAATCCATTCGGGCTGAATCTCACGCCCGTCCGTGGTATCCCCTGCTACGGCAATACGAAACCACTTGGATTTGTATTTCTTTTCCTCTTTGCTCATTTGCAAACCTATTCGTTGAATTGATGAATGAAAAATCACGTTTTTTCGAATAGGTGCAGAATGGAGAATGAAGGCTATTCACGGCAATTTGATAGTTTTGTATATAACTGACATACAAAACCTAGAGACTGCGAAATCAATTTCGGACTGCCAATGTTTGCGTTTTACAGCAAATACCGTTTGGCAATGAATGACTTATCCCCTATAGCAAGTCTTCACCTGATAATGGACAACAAACTTAAAGCCAAGTTTTTGTACTGGCTTGGGTGGAAAATTGTCGATATCGCTGAAGTACTCAATGAAAACGAAAGGACAGTCCAGGCTTGGAAAAAACGCGAGGATTGGGAAAAAGAGAAACCAGAGAATAGGGTTGAAAATGCACTCTCAGTGCGCCTAATGACCCTGATTTTAAAAAATAAAAAAACATCTGGTGATATCAAAGAAATCGACGTTTTGATGCGGGCATATAAAGAATTTGCTCGTATCGAAAAGTATCGTCTGGATGGTAATGAAGCCGATCTAAACCCCAACATTCGTCGTCGGAATGAAGCACCGAAGAAGAGTATTCCAAACCATTTTACCGAAGAACAAATCGAGCAACTCATTCTTGCTTTTGAAGAGAACCTTTTCGATTACCAATGGACTTGGTATCGGGCGATGGATGAACGTTCACGCATGATTCTAAAAAGTCGACAAATCGGTGCAACTTATTACTTTGCGCGCGAAGCGTTGGTCGATGCTTTACGAACTGGCCGGAATCAAATCTTTTTATCGGCATCCAAAGCCCAAGCCCATATTTTCAAATTTTACATTAAGGCTTTTGCTGCAGACGTATGTGGTGTCGAGCTAACTGGCGATCCAATTGTCTTATCAAATGGCGCAGAGTTGCTGTTTTTAGGGACAAATTATCGTACAGCCCAAGGACATCACGGCAATCTATATTTTGATGAAATCTTTTGGACGTATGGTTTCCAAGAGTTAGAAAAAGTTGCCTCCGGTATGGCGATGCATGAGAAATGGCGCAAAACCTATTTTTCAACTCCCTCTACCATCACCCATGAAGCTTACCCATTCTGGACAGGAACACGTTTCAATAAAGGCAAGCCAAAAGCGCAACATTTAAAAATTGATGTATCACATAAAGCACTGGCCAAAGGGAAACTATGTGAAGACTTCATCTGGCGTCAGATCGTAACCGTTGAAGATGCCGAAGCAGGTGGATGTAACCTTTTCAATATTGAACGGTTGCGATTTGAATACTCACCAAATGACTTTGCCAATCTTTTGATGTGTGAATTTGTGGATGATGGTCAATCCATGTTCCCACTTGGGATGCTCCAATCATGCATGGTCGATACTTTAGAAATCTGGGATGATTTCAAGGCTTGGCATAACCGACCATTTGCCAACAAGCCAGTATGGGTGGGCTACGATCCTGCATTAAGTGGCGATAATGCGGGCTTGGTTGTCGTAGCCCCTCCTCTTGTTGCCGGCGGAAAATTCCGTGTTTTGGAGCGGCATCAATTTAAAGGTGATAACTTTGCGGAACAGGCCGAGCACATCAGAAACATAACGCTCCGTTATAACGTTGAATACATCGGTATCGATACGACTGGCATGGGCTATGGCGTTGCAGAATTGGTCGCCGAGTTCTTCCCAGCTTTAACCACATTCAACTATTCACCAGAAGTCAAAACACAACTTGTCTATAAGACACTTGATGTCATTCGCAATGGACGACTCGAATTTGATGCTGGAGACAAAGACTTAGCTCAATCATTAATGAGCATCAAGAAAACTTTAACCGCAAGTCAGAAACAAATCACGTTTACATCAGGCCGTTCCGAAGAAATCGGACACGCTGACTTAGCGTGGGCTCTCATGCATGCAATTTATAACGAACCGCTTGCAGGCATTACCGAACGAAACTCATCTATGTTGGAAATCTATTCATGAACCTTTTTTCTAAAGCACAAGGCTTATTAACAAATGCTATGAGTTACTTGCCTCAGAGCATTCAACAAACCCTACCCACCCAAAATACAGAAGCTTTTACTTTTGGAGATGCAGTTCCGATTCTTGATGGCCATGACTTATCCAATTATATGGAATGCTGGTTCAATGGTCGCTTCTATGAACCGAAAGTTAGCATGGAAGGATTGTCGAAAAGCTGGAAATCCACTCCTTATTTAAGCAGCGGAATTATCTTTAAACGTAATTTTTTATCTAATCTATTTATCCCCCATCCTCATTTAGACCGGATGGGCTTTGAGCAAATGGCTTTAGATTATATCTGGTGTGGAAATACTTACGTCGAAGATGTCCGCTCGCGTCTAAACAACACCATCAAATATAAACCGGCCTTGGCAAAATATACTCGCGCTGGAGAACATGCTGGGCAATATTTCTATTTAAACAATAATCATAAAGGCTACACGGAACATGAGTTTGGCTATAACCGTATTTGCCAGATCCGTGAAACTGATATCGATCAAGAGATCTATGGGACACCAGAATATATTTCAGCGTTACAAAGTGCATGGTTAAATGAATCGGCAACGCTGTTTAGACGTAAATATTATAATAATGGCTCACATGCTGGGTTCATCTTATATGTGAATGATCCCGCAGCCGATCAAAAGGACATTACTACTTTACGAGAGGCATTGAAACAAAGTAAAGGTGTAGGCAATTTCCGTAACCTTTTTTACTACAGCCCCAATGGTAAAAAAGACGGCATTCAAATTATTCCGACATCTGAAATCGCAGCGAAGGATGATTTCTCTAATATCAAATCGATTACCCGTGACGATACATTAGCTGCGCTGCGCATTCCTCCACAACTCATGGGAATTGTGCCTAGTAATGCGGGTGGATTCGGTGATATTAAATCCGCAACAGAGGTTTTTTATCATAATGAAATTGCCCCACTACAATCTAGATTACTACGATTCAATGAATGGGCTGGCGATGAGGTTATTAAATTTAAACCATATAAAATGACAAAAGCATAAAAAAAAGCCCTCATAAAATGAGGGCTTTTTTTTTAAGGTCTCATACGCTCTAATATTATTTCTAAATCATAATTAACTTTTTCGATATCACCGGCCAAATATGAATGGTCTTTCTCTTTAAGCATGGTTAAAAGATCGTTCAATTGAACCAGCTTATCCTGTGCTTTCAAAATTTCTTCATTCACCCAACTAGAACGCATATTTTAAAACCTTTAAAAACAATTAATTAACTAACTTTATGATAAGGATTTTCGCTCCATTCCGATAAGAACTCAAGCTTTTTTTGAGACATTTTTGTCGCATTAACACTTGATGGTGCGACATTTTTGTCGTATAATTGCGTTATCGTTTAAACAAGGTGGAGTTTATGAGCTACAACGAATTTAAACGGTGGCTTCTAGCTCAAGGTGTAATATTTTTACGTAAGGGTAAGGGTTCTCACATGATTATTGAATACAACGGAAAAAAGACGGTTTTCCCAAGTCATGGAAAAAAAGAGATACCAGAAGGCACTCGTTTGAAGATTAAAAAGGACTTGGGGCTTTAGCCCCTTGATCCATGTAGCGACTAAACACCTTTCTCGAATTGTTAGTCGAGGTACACAGAATATGAAATATTTATTAACGCTTATCCAAGAAGGCAATTATTTTCTGGTTAGCTCTCAAGATATTCCTGAGCTAAATAGTGTCGGTGAATCTGTAGAAGATGCACTTAAAGAAGCCCTAGATGGGATTGAATCAGCTTTTATGATTTATATGGAAGATCGTATTCCAATTCCATTACCATCCGCCCGTCCAAAGGAAGGGGAATACTTTGTTACCCTTCCTCTTTTGGTTGCAGCTAAAGTTTATTTATATAATGAAATGTTAGCTCAAAACGTAACGAAAGCTGAACTTGCCAGACGTCTCGATTGGCAACAGAAACAAGCAGATCGATTATTATCTTTGAAGCATGCGACAAAGATTGAATCGATAGAAAATGCCTTCCATGCAATGGGACGGGAGTTGGACTTACAAGTCGCCTAA